CTAATCCTCATCTTCGCAGCAGCATGGATCCTTATCGTCGTCGCAGGAGCATAAAGCCTCCTGGGCAGAGATGGTTCCCAACGTGTCACCAAGCTGTGAGAAGATACAACTTAATAGCCCAATTTCTTCATCGGTCTTGTCTTTGGCAATGCAGCAGGCCAGAGAAGACACAAACATAACAAGTTCACAGGATTGCATAAAGACATCACCTCGGGATAGTATATGTATGAAAACCCAGTGAGGAGAGAGAACATGCTCAATCCATTAATTTATAAATATTAAAAGGTTCAAAGAGGATTAAATAATCATCCTTTTGAAAGCCCTTCCCGTATTTTGCCTGATAGCAATTGATGGCTTCGTAGAAAAATTCTTCGGTTACTTCTAGATAGTCTGCAATCTCATAGCCATTTCGGCAACCGGCCTCCTTGGCTGCCACCAGTTTATCTAAAGTAATCATCTTATTATATGCCCAAAGCCTGGCGGTTCGTTCCTGCTTTTGATGGGAAACTTCAGACTGGTCTGAAATATCTCCTACTGTTGTATAATAGTGTCCAAGTTCTTCTGCCAGGACGCAGGCCTTTTTGCAATCCGGCATGTTCTGGCGGATCAGGATCTGATCTCCGTGAATCCGCCCATCATTGGCCTTAAGAGGCCTTTCTTTTATCAAAATTCCAATTAATTCTGCTTCTTCAGTTAACGCTTCATAATTCAAACAAATCACCCCAGCGAGTTAATATTATTCATCAAAAAATGCATCATCGTGTCTCTTCATCTCTTCGGTCACTTCTATATCCGTTCTTTCATGAGAGGCAACCGGTAAAAGATAAGACTTGTCCTTTGGACTTAATGTTCTTATATTGTTTTGTTCTTTGATGTATTCAGGTATGTGTACCATTTCCCTGACACGCTTTAACGCTTCTTTTTGACCTTTTTCATTCATACGGTGGAAATTCTCAAGCATCTCCCCAGCATCAGTACCAAAACAGTTATTCACATAATCAAAAGCAGATGCAATATCATTCTCCCAACCCATGAGATAAGCTGGAGTGGTTTTCAGTATCTTTGCAATCGACTCAATCTTAGACTGTGGAAGTCCTCTGCCGTCTACTTCAATTTTATTAATAGAAGAACGGGATTTGTAGCCTGCCTTTAATGCCAGTTCTTCCTGGGAAATACCAAGCTCTTCCCGCCTCCGTTTAATGATCTGACCTATTTCCATTGGATCACCTCCATACCTATATTATACCACATTGTAGAAAATAATTCAACAAATTTCGGATATACTGTTGACAAAAGTTGGACAAGAGAGTATGATAATGAATGTAGACAATATGACTACAAGGGAGGGCAATATGACGGATACGGTTCGATTGAAGGAAGAAATCAAGCGATCCGGTCTGAAAAAAGGGTGGATAGCATTGGAATTGGGGTTGTCTAGCTATGGCTTTCATCGAAAGATTAATAATGAGAGTGAATTCAAGGCCGGAGAGATTAAAAGTTTGTGCCAGCTTCTTAAGATTACATCATTGAAAAAGAAAGAGGAAATTTTTTTTAATGACGATGTAGACAAAATAACTACAACAACTTAAGAGCTGGAGACCAAAGTACTTAAATAATTGGTAACATGGCAAAGGAGGTCGTAAGTGTATAACAAAATCTTAGATGCAGTTATGAAAAAGCTTGGGGACCTATTCCCAGAAGCGCAAATCACAGCAGATCCCCTGGGAACGGGAAAAAAACTCCCATGTTTTGAGGTAGGTATTACCCAGGCAGAAGAAAAGCCGGTAACTGGAAATCGCTATTTTCGAAGCGTCAGTATTTCCATTATGTATTACCCCAAACAGTCCGGGTGTATGTCCAGAGACCGAAACGAGGTAATGGATACATTAATGGACAACCTAGAATACATAACCGCAGCAGATGGTTCCATCGTCAGGGGCAGTATGAGAACGGCTAAGAGCCAGGAAGAGGCGTTAACCTTCCAGACAGATTACGAAATGTATGTTTTAAAATCTTCTAAATCAGAAGATTCTATGGAAAACATAAAATTATCATGAAAGAGGTGCAGTTTTGGCAAAGAAAGAAGTAAAAGCAACAAATCAGACAGCCAGTGATCGTTATACAAAAAGACAGCTGGTCTGCTCCGAACGTTATTGCAATCAGAGTGATCTATTATGCGCTCTGCTGGAAGATGGGAAATTATATTCCCTGTCAGAAGCAGACGAAATTATGAATCGATTTATGAAAGGAAGGGTGAAAGTATGTTAGGTGGAGGAAATTTTACAGTTCAAAATAAGGTGTTCCCAGGTGCATATATTAATTTTGTAAACAGCGTTTCAGCTAGAGCGTCTTTAGGAAACAGAGGCGTAACAGCAATTCCAATGATTCTTTCTTGGGGACCTGAAAAGCAGGTATTTGAGGTAACCGCAGAAGAATTCCAGAAGAACTCAAAGGAGATTTTTGGTTTTACTTCAGACGATGATGCCATGCTTCCGATTAGAGAATTGTTTAAAAATATGACAAAAGGTATTTTCTATCGTCTAAATGGCGGAGCTTATAGTTCCAATGATTATGGCACCGCAAAATATTCCGGCGAACGTGGTAACAGCCTGATGACTTTAATCTCAAAAAATGTTGATGATGCAAAGAGATTTGATGTAAAAACATTATTTGATGGCAGAGAAGTAGATTCCCAGTCTGTAGCAGCAGCGACTGAATTAAAAGACAATGCCTATGTAATCTTTAAAAAGGAAGCTCCTCTTGCAGAGACAGCAGGCAGTGCCTTTAGTGGAGGAACCAATGGAAGCAATGTGACTGGAGAGGATTATGCAGCATTTCTTGAAGCAATTGAATGCACTTCATTCCAAGCTCTTTGCTGCCCTTCCACCGACGATAAAGTAAAAGCATTGTTTGCGGCATTTACAAAACGTCTAAGAGATGAAGCTGGTATTAAATTTCAGACTGTTTTACATCAGTATGCAAAAGCAGACCACGAAGGAATTATTTCCGTAGAAAACGAAACAGAAGAAGCGGTATCAGGCTTAGTTTACTGGGTGGCAGGTGCAGAAGCAGCTTGTGAGATTAATAAAACCAATGAAAACAGAGTCTATGACGGAGAGTACACCGTAAAGGTACCTTATTCACAGACTCAGCTAGCAGGTGGAATGAAGGAAGGTAAATTCTTATTTCACAAAGTTGGAAATGATATCAGAGTCCTTACTGACATCAATACTCTGGTTACCTATACCAATGAAAAGGGAGAGGATTTCTCCAATAACCAGACCATTCGGATTCTGGATCAGATTGGAAATGACATCGCTTCCTTATTCAACACCCGCTATCTTGGAAAGATTTCCAATGATGCAGCAGGCAGGGTAAGCCTTTGGAATGATATTGTTACATACGGAAAACAGTTAACAGTTTTAAGAGCCATTGAGGCACTGGATTCAAAAGCAATTACGGTAGATAAGGGAGAAGGCAGACGATCTGTTGTTGTTAACTTCCCGGTTCAGCCTGTTAACTGTATGAGCATTTTATATATGACTGTTGTTGTTTCTTAAGAAAGGGGAGATGAATTATGAGCAATATTACAATGAACGCATGGGACGCAGTCAGCGCAGCAAAAGCGGAGTGTTTTATCACAATTGAAAATGAGCGTTACAATTTTATGCAGGCTTTAAAAATGGAGGCAAAAATTGAAAAGGTCAAATCTGAAATTCCAATTTTAGGACGGGCCATGAAGGGAAATAAAACAGTTGGAATGAAGGGAACGGGTTCTGCCACCTTCCATTATAACACCAGCATTTTCCGGGATATCTTGTACAAGTATCAGCAGTCTGGTAAAGACGTTTATTTTGATATCCAGGTAACCAATGAAGATCCAACCTCAAGCGTTGGCAGACAGACCATTATTTTAAAGGATTGCAACTTAAACGGTGGTCTTCTTACTAAATTTGATGCCACTGGAGAGTACCTGGAAGAAGAATTTGAGTTCACTTTTGAAAGCTGGAAAAGCCAGAACGTTTCGGAACAATAGCAGGAATGCAGTAAAGATAAAAAGGAGATTAAAGTTATGGGAGATTTAAGTTGTTTTTTAAGCCAAAATGCAGTAAAGGTAGATCGGGAAAAACATGTGGCATCCAAACGATTCCTGGGTGTAGATAAAAAGCCGGTCGAATGGGAGATCAAAGCCATCACTTCAAAAGAAGATGAAGATTTAAGAAAAGAATGTACAAAAAGGGTACCAGTCACAGGTAAAAAGGGACAGTACACCCAGGAGACTGACTTTAACTTATATCTTGGAAAGCTTGCATCGGAATGCACCGTGTATCCTAATTTAAATGACAAAGCTTTACAGGATTCTTACCATGTGATGGGAGCGGATGCGCTGTTAAAGGCAATGCTGACGGCTGGAGAGTATGCTGGCTATCTTGAAAAAATTCAGCAGGTCAATGGCTTTGACTCCACAATGGATGAGCAGGTGGAAGAAGCAAAAAACTAATTGAGGGAGGCGATGTGGAGGCAAACGTTGCTTACTATTGCCTCCATAAGATCCACAAATGGCCTCATGAGTTTTTAAACCTGGATCGATATGAACGAGCCTTTGTCATAGCGGCAGTGCAGCTAAAGCTTGAGCATGATAAAAAAGAAGCGGATAAGGCAAAGGCAGGTAAATACAGGTAATGTAGAAGAACGTCCAAAGGGCGTTCTTCCTATCATAATAGGAAAGGAGGAGATAGGTTTGGCTTCAGTAAAAAAATCTCTTGCCATTCAAGATGGTATGGTTACAGCACTAAACTCAATTGATAAGTCAATTCAGAAGACAGCTACATCACTTATGATTTTTCAAAAGCTATCATCGTTATCTATAAATGTATCAGAGTTTGAGAAAATGGGTAGAAAGCTCAATATTATAAATGATGACTATAAAGAAGTTTGGGATTCGGTTGCAGCTGTTGAAAAAAAGCAGAAAGATTTAAGTAAAACCACACAAGATAATGAAAAAAAGATTAAAAAGCTAAAGGACGTTTGGAAATCCTTTGTGGGTGGTCTGGATAAGATAGGAATTGCGCATAATCCGTTGGATATTATGTCTCAGGCGAATAATATAAATGCCTCAGGCAATATCATACAAGCCCAAACTGGTATGACGGGGCAGAACCTGGATATGGCAAAGCAAAGTGCTAAAAATCTATTTACAGATAATATGAGCAAAAGTCCCCAGGAGGCCGCTCAGAGTCTGTCAGCAGTGAACCAGCTAACAGGTAAAGCAGGGGAAGGGTTAGAACAGACAACTCGTGCAGGGCTACTATTGCAGGATGCATTTGGGTATGGGCTAACGGACAGTATTAAATCAGCAGGTACACTTCAACAGCAATTTGGTCTTCAGGGAGCAGAATCATTTGATTTAATTATACAGGCAACTCAGGCAGGACTAAATAAGAATGGTGATTTGTTAGAAACTATAAATGCTAGTAGTGATAAGTTTAAGAAGTTGGGGTTAGGCGGGCAGGAGATGTTTAATATGCTGGTAAACGGAGCACAAAATGGCAACGTTTCAATCAACTCTATAGGCAATGCTGTAACTGAATTCTCAAAAAAGGCTGTTGGCGGAGGAAAAGATGCTTCCGATGGATTTGCTGCTTTGGGTCTTGACGCGGGAAGGATGACAGAAGCATTTGGCAGTGGAGGTGAAACCGCAAAGCAAGCATTTTTGGAAACAGTAAATGCTCTAAACGCTATGGCTGATCCTGTAAGCAAAAATATTGCGGGAACTAAATTATTTGGGGACTCATGGGGCGAATTGGGACAACAGGGGCTAGCGGCACTAACGGAATTAAATGGATCAGTTAGCTTATCCTCTCAACATTTAGATGAATTAAATCAACTAAAATTCAACGACGCCGGTAGTGCCATATCATCACTTGCCAATACTATAAATTCAGGATTGGCTGGACCAATGACTACTGCAGTTACCTTTATTACTAGTGCAATAAACGATTTTACTGCTGGACTACAAGGAAAAGTGGACGAGATTAACGGAATATTTGGTATGCTGGGGCTTGGTATTGGAATAGTGGGAGGTTTTATCTCTGATAATTGGTCCATAATAGCGCCGATACTTTTTGGAATTATTGCGGCTTTAAATGCAAAGGCAGCTTGTGATTTAGTTTCAGCTGCAGCTACTATGGTTCTGGCCGCTGCTCAGACCGCTTTAAACGCAGCGTTTTGGGCTTCTCCTATTGGTTTAATAATAGCGGCTGTAATCATATTAATAGCGGTTTTCTTCGCAGTGATTGCATTAGTTAATAAGTTTACGGGAATTTCTTTAAGTGCAACCGGATTAATAAGTGGGTTTTTCAGTACAATGGCAGCTGTTATTCATAATATTTTTACCGGCATTGGTGTGATCTTTTTTACTTCTATAGCAGTATTTATGCAATTATTTGGGAAATTCGCGAATTTTCTAAGCAACGTATTTAATCCTCCAATTAAGACTGTAGTTAATTTGTTTTTCACTATGGTTGATAGCATTTTTGGGGCACTTCAAAAAGTTGCGGCAGGAATAGATGCAATTTTTGGTTCTAATTTTGAAGCCACAATTACTGCGCAGAAAGAAAAGTTTACTTCTATCCAAAAAACAGTTGAAAAAAAATTGGAAGATAAGAAAAACAAAAATGACGAGTTTAATAAGAAATTAGAAAATATGGATGCTAAAAAAGTAATGGAAGAATTTAATTTCAATCCTGAATTTAAAAATGTTGAGGAGGAAGCTAAAAAGGGCTATGAAGGAGGCGCAAAGAATGGTTTGTTAAAAGGCGGATTTGGAAATATTAAAAACATTTTAGGCGGTGAAAACAAACCATTTGATCCCAATAACTATGCCGGTGATTTAGGAGTGGACAATCAACCTGACTTATCAGCAACCCAAAACAACTTAAATCAAAACTCACAAAACAATCCAAACCTATCACCATACCAGGATAGCATTTCTAAAAATACCGGTGATACAGCAGCAAGCACAGCAGCCATGGCAAACACCATGGATTCCATGGATGAAGAATTAAAATATATGAGAGATGTGGCGGAGCAGGAGATTATAAATCGATTCACGCTAGCGGATCTAAAACTGGACATCAATAACAACAATAATATTAGAAATATTGCGGACGCAGAAAGCGTTACCAGTATGCTAAATGACACAACATCGGAAGCACTTTATTCCTTTGCGGAAGGAGTGAATGGATAATGGCCTATGAAGTATACATAGATGACATGCTGCTCCCACTACCGCCAGAAAAGATCCCTGTAAAATACAGTGGTCAAAATAAGACCGCAAACCTGATAAATGGAGAAGAAATCAATCTTTTAAAGCCTGCAGGCCTAGCAGATATCAGTATTGATGTAACCATTCCCCAAATGGATTATCCATCTGCCGTATGGGATGGCAGCATTGAGAATGCAGAAGATTTTGTGGGAAAACTAGAGGATTTAAAAAAGGGCAAAAAACCCTTTGAATTTACCGTAGTCCGTGAAGGGTTTGGGGGAGACAGCCTGTTTGATACAAGTATGGATGTTACTCTGGAAGATTATAAGGTGTCAGACGATGTCAGTCAGGGCCTTGATCTTCTGGTATCACTTACCATGAAAGAGTACAGGCACTACGGAACCCATATCATGAATTTTGTACTAAAAGAAAATGGGGAGGCCCAGGCAGAGAAGGAAGAAGGCGAACGCTTGGGGGAACCACCTCAGGAAAAGAATTATACCGTAGTGAAAGGTGATTGTCTTTGGTCTATTGCCAAAAAACAGCTTGGCAATGGAGGCCGCTGGCAGGAGATCCATCAATTAAATAAGGACAAGATAAAAAATCCGAATCTGATTTACCCAGGACAGATTCTTGCATTGCCATAGAAAGGAGGGGAACAGTGGAAGCACATTTATACATTCAAAATGGTGAGACCGTCTACGAGCCAGTAGTCCAGGGGAGCATTACCTGGGAAACGCAGCGCAAAGGTCAGCCTGGAAAATGCACGTTTACCCTGATCCCTGATGACATCCTAAAAATTGAGGAGGGCAATGCCCTCCGACTGGATGTAGATGGGACTCCTGTTTTCTTTGGATTCATATTTGAAAGAAGTTGGAACAGTGACGGTCTGGTAAAGGTAAGCGCCTATGATCAGCTCCGATATCTAAAGAATAAAGACAGCTATAACTATGTTGATTTAACTGCTGGTGAAGTTATTAAAATGATTGCAGGAGACTATAACCTTCAGGTTGGGGAACTGGAAGACACAGGGGAAAAGATTATCAGAAATGAGAAGGACAAAACTCTGTTTGATATTATTACCACCAATATGGACATAGCTATGATTCGTAAAAAGAAAATATTTGTTTTTTACGACAATGCAGGAAAGCTGACCTTAAAAGATGCAGAGAATATGAAGCTAAATGTAGTCATTGATAACAAAACAGCTCTTGACTATGACTATAAGATCAGCATTGATAGTAATACCTACAATCAGATTAAGCTATATCGTGAAGATAAGAACACAAAAAAAAGAGAAGTATTTCTAACAAAAAGTTCAGAAAACATAAATAAATGGGGTATTTTACAAAAAGATGAATCCATTGATGAAGGGGTTGACGGACAGTCCATTGCAGATAATTATTTAAGCATTTACAACCGTCCATCTAAAAGCCTATCCATTAAGGATGCCTTCGGTGATATCCGGGTTCGCGCAGGCTGTATTCTTCCAGTAATTTTGGATACAAAAGATACTGTCTTAGAAAACTATTTATTGGTTGAATCCGTAACCCACAAAATTGACACTGGGACTCATACCATGGATTTAACCTTGAAAGGAGCAAATATCTTTGGCTGATGTGGAATGGATTGAAAATATAAAAAGGATTGTGATTCAGGCTGTGGAAGCGGGAGATCCATGTGATGTGATTCCTGGTACAGTGGTCAGAGAAAATCCGGTTGAAATTCAGTTAAGTGATAAAATCGTTCTGTTCCATTCCCAGATTCTTGTTCCAGATCAATTAAAAGATCACAAGCGGATCATGAATATCCCCGGAGTGGGAGAAGTGACGGTTGAGGTAAAAGGAGAAGTGAAAATGGGGAAAAGAGTGCTTCTTCTTCAAAAACGAGGTGGACAGCAGTATGTAGTCATTGGCACTTGGTAGGAAAGGAGGAACTTTATGCTTCCGAAAACAAGTGAAATCTTACAAAAGAATTTAAAAATCGTTCAGAAACCGTCAAAAACATTTCGATTGGACGTAGAAAATAAAAGAATCATAGATATGGTAGATGGCCTGGAGGCGGTGAAGCAATCAGTATACTGTATTTTGAATACAGAACGATTTGAATGGCTGATCTATAGCTGGAACTATGGTTCAGAGCTGAAGGATTTGTTTGGCAAATCAACAGGTCTAGTCAAAGCTAAAATAAAAAAACGAATCAGGGAAGCCTTGAAGCAGGATGACAGAATTTCAGAGGTGGACTCCTTTTCTTTTGATTTGGTGGAACGAAAGCTCCATGTAACATTTAACGTGCATACCCAATGGGGGAAAATTGACGCAGAGAAAGAGGTGAGTATTTAATGTATGAAGATATGACTTATGAAACCATCATGAACCGGATGTTAAATCGGGTTCCAAAAGGTCTTGATCAAAGAGAAGGCTCTCTCATTTACACCGCAATATCTGCAGCCGCGGCAGAAATGCAGGTGATGTACATAGAGTTTGATACTATTTTAAAAGAAACATTTGCCCAGACTGCTTCTAGAGAAAACTTAATTCGCAGAGCGGCAGAGAGAGGAATGGAGCCAAGTCCCGCTACCAATGCCATTATAAAGGCAAAAGCCACACCTTTAGAAGCCGTTATCATGCCAGGACAGCGCTTTCGCCTGGGAATTCATTACTATAAGGTTATCAAAACAGTGGGAGAAGGCATCTATCAGTTAAGCTGTGAGACAGCAGGAACCCCAGGCAACAGGCAGACAGGACGCTTAATACCCATTGAAAGTATTTCAGGACTTACCTCTATGGAGATAACCGATCTACTGATCCCAGGAGAAAATGAAGAGGATACGGAAACCTTTCGAAAGATTTACATGAGCTCCTTTACCGAAAAAACATTCAGCGGAAATCGAAAAGACTATTTAATCAAAACAAACGGAATCCCTGGGGTGGGAGCCACAAAGATTACAAGGGCATGGAATGGACCGTCCACCGTAAAGCTGACAATTTTGGATTCCAATTATAACAAAGCATCAGATCTGCTCATACAAACGGTGCAGGACACCATAGATCCATCTGGCAGCGGAAATGGGGATGGACTAGCTCCAATTGACCACGTAGTAACGGTAGATACGGCCGAGGAAGTAAAGGTAGGGATAACCTGCACTTTGGAGTATGAGAATGGTTATGAGGAAGAGACTCTTAAAACACTGATACAAGAGGCAGCAGAATCCTATTTAAAAGAGCTCAGAACCTCCTGGGAAGGTCTTGGAGAACGGGGATGCATTATAAGAATCTCTCAGATGGAAGCCAGAATACTAGCACTAGAGGGAATTTACGATATTAAAAATACTCTTATTAACGGTGCACCAGAAAATCTGGAATTGAACCAGTATCAGATTCCAGTGTATGGGGGGGCTGAAATTGATACGAGAGGTTAATTTATTATCCTATATTCCAGATTTCCTTAAGGAATATGAAGAAATGAAAACCATTCAAGAAGTCATGCAGTCAGAGATCCAGCGAATGGAAGATGAAACGGAAGTGTTGTTTGACAATCAATTTATAATGAGTTCGGATTTAGATAACATTCGCCGATATGAGCAGATGCTGCGTTTACAGGCATCTTCTAAGGATACATTGGCAGACCGAAGATTTAAGGTCTTATCCAAATGGAATCGAATTATTCCTTATACCAAGGTCACATTAAGACAAAGGCTAGCTGTGTTATGCGGGGAAGATGGTTATACGCTGGATATTGATCCTGATAAAAAGGTCATTGTAAAGGTTGCGTTGAAAAGCAAACGGAATTTAAACGAAGTGAGAAAAATGTTAGAGGAATTTGTTCCATGCAACATGGTGATTGATTTGGATCTTCTCTATAACCAGCATCATTTACTCAGCGGATTCAAACACAAACAATTAGGAGCCTGGAGTCACAGGCATATAAGAAATGAGGTGCTTATCGGTGGCAAATAAAACAAACAATTATAAGTTTCCCAAGCCAGAGGCAGATGATTTTTACGACATAGCAGAGTATAACAAAGCCATGGACATTTTGGATGATTCCCTGACGGAAATGGATCAAAAGAAGCTGGATAAGAATGGGGATGCTTCAGAGGCGGTCACTGAATTCGAACAGGAGATTTTAAGAGAGAACATTGAGTCTGGGGAGACATTATCATCTACTTTTGGGAAAATCAAAAAATGGTTCACAGAGATGAAAGATGTGGCGTTTTCAGGGCATGCAAAAGATGTTACCACAGATGCGGCGCATCGGTTTGTTAGTGATACGGAGAAAAGTAGCTGGAATGGGAAGGTTGGGGCAACTGGGGGGGATATTTCGGAGACTTCCATTGGAATTCTGGAACCTATAAGTATAAAATACCCGGTTCCGATTATTGGGGATTCAACAAAAGTATTTATGGGGAAGATTAAAAAATACATAGAGGATACAAAGCCACTGGATGCAGAAATGACGGTGTATGTGGCTACTACAGGTCATGATACTGACGGAGAGGGTACAAGTGCAAAACCATATAAAACCATACAACATGCAATAGATGTAGTACCAAAGGATTTAGGTGGGTATACTGCCATTATTTTAATCGCAGATGGTATATATCCTGAAAATGTAATTGTAAATGGTTTTCATAGTGGAAGCATTTATATAAGACCCAAAGATCGTATAAAGGTTATTTCAGATAACTGTATAGTTTCATCATTTAGAATCTCGCAGTCTACAGCTTTCATACACATAAATAGCTTACGAATAATTGAGTCTCAAGAACATAGTGGGGGGTTATATGAGCCAATAAGAATAGATGGCCAGGTTTTGGTTAGGCTAGACCATCTAAAAATTGTTGAGAATCACAAAAAAAACTTAACTGCAGTATTTCTTACTGGTAGAAGTGCAGTTGATGTAATAGATTGTGAAATTTCAAACCACTTACGTGCTATTCATGTTGATGATTCCAATGCGTACATATCAAACTGTACAGGTACAAATAATTCTTATGCAATTCTATCAACGTCAGGTGGAAGAATCACTCAGGATGGAATTAAAATAGTGGGTGACGTTAATAGCATAGCTCAAACTGGAGGAGAAATCATCAGTCAATATGGTGCAGTTATTGGAACACTGCAGGCCAACGTTAGTTTATACGTTACAACAACGGGAAGTGATGTTACTGGTGATGGAACACAATCAAAACCATACAGGACAATTTCATATGCAGTTAATACATTACCTAAGGATTTAGGAGGATTTACTGTAAATATTTCAGTTTACGATGGAAATTATGATGAGATTGTCTATGTACAAGGATTTCAAAACGGTATATTTTCAATCGCACGTTATGGTAATTGGACAACATTAAATACTACTTGTAATGTGACAGGATTCGTCTGTGAACATTGTACGGCAAGATTTACACTTGCAGGTTTAAATTTAACATGCACAGATGAACCAGGTGTAAAAGCCTCTGAATGTACAGACATCATAATATGGTATTGTCAATCCTTGACCACATCTGATTCAGGTTTTTATTTTGAAGCTTGTGTCGGAAGAATAGATAGCTGTAAGATAACAAATAAGAAATGGGGCATGATTGCAGCTTATATGAGTCGTATGATGTCTACTGCATGGGCAAGTGGTTCATTTGGTACTGATAATGGTATTGCTGCTACAAATGGTTCAACTGTGCACCTTGTAGGAAGCCAACCAGCTGGAGCGTGGCAATATGGTACAAACAGTGGTGGACAATTTATTTTAGAAAATGGCACACAAATATCAGGGCTTATGGCCCCGGGATTATCTTGTAATTGGGGGACAATTAGTGGTGGGTATGTACGACATGGAAACTTGAACGGGTCAGCAATGATAACGATACAGTTAAGGGTGGGAGTTACCACTAACCTTACAGCCGGACAAACTTATTATGTCAGGGGATTTCCAACAACAGCGTTTTCGGCAATTCCCGTCTCCGTTCACCGGCAAGACGCTATCCAATCATGTTATATTGCGGGTGATACAATATGTATTGCATTTGCTCGAAATATTTTAGCAAATGACTCTTTTTATTTTAATGTAACATACTTGACAAACCCATAAAATAGCATATTTCAATAAGTGAATACAATGTTGAAATGAAGTATATTAAGAGTGATACTAATAGAAAAGTTTACAATGGAACTCTAAAAGAATTTACAGGGCAATTATATGAAAGAATAAGGTGAAAAAATGAAAAACATATTATGCACATCCGCAGGCATCATCGGCAGCATCATAGCATCACTATTCGGAGGGTGGGATACAGGTATCGCAACATTAATTCTTTTCATGGGCATCGATTTTTTCTCCGGCCTAGCAGTTGCCGGAATTTTCAAAAACAGCAGTAAAACAGAAACCGGTGCCTTAGAATCAAGAGCTGGCTGGAAGGGACTTTGTAGAAAGAGCATGACTCTACTCTTCGTCCTAATCGCCCACCGCCTGGACCTGTCCATCGGGACAAGCTACATAAGAGATACCGTCGTCATTGGTTTTATGGCAAATGAGCTACTATCCATCGTAGAAAACGCTGGACTAATGGGCATACCGCTCCCAGCCGTATTAACAAAGGCAATTGATATTTTAAATCAGAAATCAGAAACAATCAAATAACATCACAAATTACATCAAAGGTAACATCACAAATAATGTAACAGGCACCATCACAAGCACCATCGCAAACACCATAACCTCACCCCCTCCCTTTTCACCTTCAATTTTCTCACATATGAAAAGCAAAGTCACAAAACAATTTGTCCCATTCCCCACCCGGGACATTCTACCTTACACTTTCATATCATAAAATTGTAATAGTATAGAAAGGACAAGGTGAGAGGTATGGTAAAAAGCGAAGCAACGAAGGATATGCCCCATCTGGATCTTATAGGAATTCAGGAAAACCTAAATGACGCCGATTACACGGAAATCGAACGTTTCCGGGAATCCTTTGACCCGGATGATATGGGATTTTCCGGCAGAAGGGAAGGAATCTAATATGGAAATCCATCAATTATTAACCCCATATAACTATACAAACGGCGACATCAGCCGTATCAAATATATTGTAATTCATTATGTAGGAGCTCTGGGAGGAGCGGAAGCCAACTGTAAATACTATGCATCTCAATATATTGGCGCCAGTGCCCACTACTTTGTAGGCTTTAACGGTGAGATCTGGCAGTCCGTTGAAGATAAAAACATTGCATGGCACTGCGGCGCCAAAACTTACAAGCATCCAGAATGCCGCAACACCAACAGTTTGGGAATCGAGCTGTGTGTTAGAAACAAAGGTTCTCAGGCTGATACCAGCAGGGATTGGTACTTTGAAGATGCAACCGTAAGAGAAGCCAAGGAACTCACCAAGATGCTAATGAAAAAATACGGAATAAAAGAAGATCATATCATTCGCCATTACGATGTCACCGGAAAAATCTGCCCCAATCCTTATGTCTATAATCATACCAAGCATACCTGGCAGGATTTTAAAAATAGTCTGGTAACAGCAGCCGAAGTAAAATCAGGTTGGGTAGAAGATGAGAACGGTTGGAAATTTTATCTAGGAGATACCGGGAATCCTGTAAAAAATGACTGGTACAAAGACGGAGAAAAATGGTATTGGTTTGACGGAGCAGGCTATATGGTAAAAGATACTTGGAAAACCGGCTCTGATGGAAAGTGGTATTTTCTAAAAAGTGACGGTTCCATGGCAAAAGATCAATGGATCGTCTGGAAAGATGAGTTATACCGGGCAACGGAAGACGGCACCATGTCAGAAGGAACTATAACCCTGCAAACTGATGACGACGGCGCACTAAAAATCGTATAA